CACACGGCTCGTCAGCCGGCCACACGGCCAGCTCGCCGTGATGTCGCCAGGCTTGGGGAAGACCATCGTTGCGATTCTCGCGGCCGACGTTCTCAAGGCGAACGTTCTTGTGGTTGCGCCGTCCTCGCTTCGATTCAATTGGTTCCGCGAGATCGACACTTGGTCCGACGGCCGTTCAACATCGTGGACCGTCGTCTCATACGACGAGCTATGGCGCAAGCCAAACCAGTTCAAGGGATTGCGGTTTGACGTTCTGATTCTCGATGAGTCCGTACTCGTCAAGTCGCGAAATGCGAAACGCCACAAGGCGGCATTCAAGCTTCGCAGCCAGGCGCGGTTGGTGTGGGAATTGACCGGCAATCCCACGACGCGCTACGCCGATGACCTATGGGGCCAGCTCCACATTATCTGGCCGAAAGCATTCAGCTCTTACTGGCGGTTCGCTCGCCGCTATTGCTACACGCGACCGACGGCGTGGGGCGAATCGGTGACGGGAACTCGCGCTATTCGCAACGCCTTGCGAGACTCGTCGGATCTGGCGTTCACCGTCCAGCAGGAGGATGTGCTCGAGCTGCCCGAGTATTTGTTCGAGGTTCTTGACGTCGAACTCGCTCCACGCCAGGCGCGTGCATATGACCAGATGCTCGCGGACTTCCGGTCGGAACTCGCCGGCGGGGAGATGAGCGCGGGCAACAAGGCAGCCAGGCTTATCCGACTCCAGCAAATTGCGTCCTGGGCGGATGACTCGTCAAAGCACAATGCTGTTCTCGAGCTGCTCGAGTCAGGGTACCTCGAGACGCCGGCGATTATCTGGACGCACTGGCTCGATGGCGCAGAGGAACTTGCCGAGCGGATCGCAGCTCTCGGCCCGTCGACAGCTTGGGTTCACGGCACACAGACGGTCAAGCGCAAGGATGAATTGCTCGAGGAGTACAAGGCCGGCAACGTCGATGTTCTCGTGCTCAGCCTAGGTGTGGGCAAGTTCGGCCATACGTTCACCAACACGCAATCGATGGTGTACGTTGACAAGACATGGAACGCGGACGATTACTTCCAGTCGCTCCACCGCGTTCGCCGGATCGGCCTGAAGCATTCGCCGCTCGTGCTCACCATCCGTGCGCCAGGCACCGTCGATGACCTGGTCGAGAGGAACTTGACGCGGAAGATGAAGGATGCCAGCCGCATGACCAATGCTGAGCTGTCAACGCTACTCGCCGGATTAGGGAGAAATGCATGACTGAACCTTGGCGGCGTGCCTTTTACAAATGGTCTAATGATGAAGGCACTAATCCGGATCTTGTTGCATTTGCGGCTGGTTGGAACGCCCACGAAGCCCTTTCACATGCGGAATTCGATGCTCACCTCGTACCGATCCTGGCTGCGATACAACAAGCCTCGCCCCCGGCGAGCATCGACGTGGAGCGGCTGTACGGCGCGCTCACTGCGATCGACGAGAGGATCGCCGAGTTCACCGAGGAGCCCATGGACGACCCGGTAGGTCGGCGCAGCTACGCCGAGACCGTCGCCGCTGAGTACGTCCGTCTCGCCCCGCAGCCGACGGCGGACCCAATATGAGATACGTACTCACGTTTGATCCCGGCCTGACCACCGGCTGGGCCATACTCGATTACGACGGGATGATCGTGCAATGTGGAAACCTGCTCGAGGAGACGGTACTCGAGAAGAATTTCCTCCGCGACATGGTTGATCGCCTGGCTCGCGAGTACAACATCGCCGAGGTGATTGTCGAGGAGATGCCGCCAGGCTCGCCAGGCGATCGCAGCCGTCGGCTCGAAGCCGTGCGCCAGAAGCTCACCACCGCCACCGGATTATTCCAGGTGAGATATGTAAACCCGTCGACCTGGAAGACGTCCCGGGGCGTTCTGACGGCGCCACGGTTCGACCGGTGGGACGATGCTCCGGTAACTCAACACCAACGAGACGCCGTAGGAATTGCGAGGTGGTGGTTGAATGTCCGGGAGGATCAAGCATGATCGTCACCATTGACTTCGGCGCGACCGAAGAAGAACGAGATGCCAAAGCCACGGTTGATGCGCGGCTGATGCATTCGATCGATCCGGAGATGCCGCCCTGCACGTACGGTTTTATCACCAATCGTGAGAACCTCATCGGTTTTGCCAAGCAATTGGGGATCGAAGATCTCAACCCCTGGCTGGATGCCTGGGCGATCAACAGCGAGCAGGGGCTACCGATCATGATTGTTCATGGTCCGGCGGAATTGCTCGAATGCCTCTAAACCGCGCGACCGGCGAAGAGCCTTGGTCACCGATCCTCATTGAAGGCACGACGGCCACCGAGCGCGCAAGTTTCCGACGATGCCGGCGCCAGTGGTTTCTGAGTGTCGTGCACCGGCTGAAGCGGGCCGGCGGCGACTCGAATTTCTGGTTCGGCGAGATTGTCCACGCCGGCCTGGAAGCGTATTACAAGGGGATCCAAGCAAAGCGACCCTGGGCGGAATGCCAGGAAGCCGGCCTGAGCGCATTTGCCGACGGCTGGAAGCGCATCGTCGCTGTCGCGCGCGAAGAGCTGGGCGGCCTGTTCGATACCTACGCCCAAGAATACAACGACGCCTGGGAATTGGGCGGGCAGATGCTGCCGGCCTACTTCAAGCGCGACAGGAAAAGTGGCCTCGGCAAGGTCATCCTCGTTGAGCTTCGGCACACGGTTCCGATCCTCGGCCCCGACGGCAAACCTCTCCGTCGCGGAACGATCAGCTGCCGGTACGATCTCGTGGTCGAGAAACCGAATGGGGATATCTGGATCATCGACCACAAGACGGCGAGCCAGAAGCCCAGCTCCGCGCAATTGGACCTTGACGACCAGCTCACTGCGCTGGCGTATGTGTGGTGGCGCAAGACCGGCAAATGGCCTCGCGGCCAGGTCTACAACGTCCTGATCAAGAAGATCGCCACCCAGCCCAAGCTGCTGAAGAGCGGCAAGCTGTCGATCGACCGGTCGCAATCCACGACGTACGCGTTGTACATGGAGGCGATCAAAGAACACGGCCTGGCGATCAACGAATACTCCGAGGTGCTCGCATACTTCCAGGCAACCGGCGATGGTGACTTCTTCGTATCGGAAGGCGTCTTCCGAACTCGGGGTCAGATCGACGAATTTGAGCGCAACCTGTACTACGAGTTCCTGGACATGAACATGGTTGCGAGCGAGCCGGAGCGCGCCTACCCGAACCCGTCGCCATTCAACTGCCCGTCATGCGGAGTACGGCAAATCTGCCAGGCGATGATGGACGGTCGCGAACAGGATCCCGCCGCATTGATTCGCGCGAACTATTGGATTGGGGAACCCCGGATCTGAATTTCCGACGGTTCCCATATTGCCGGCGATCCGTTATATTCATTCGTGCCGGCGCGACTCACGGGGTCGAGACCCGCGTCGGCAATTACCAAAGGGGAAACGTGAAAGTCAAGACATGGACCACCCGCGAAGGCGACGTCTTGCAAATTCGTGAGATGGAAACCCAGCACATCCTCAATTGCCTGGCCATGCTGGAGCGTACAGCAGCGCTTCGTAAGCGGCGGGCAGAATTGGAGATGACCCTATCTCCATTTCAACCGCAAGGTGACATGGCCACGGATGCATTCAATTACGAATTCGACGAGCTACTGTCAACGCAGCCGCTCAAGTGGGCCCGCCGTCAACCGCAGTATCGCGCCTTGCTGAAGGAACTTATTCGTCGGATTCGGAAAGGAATCTCGTGAACATCGTCAAACCTGACGCAGCGACCAAGTGCAAGGCGCTGGTCTTCGGACCTGGCGGCCACGGGAAGACGTACTTCCTGGGCACGGCGGACGATGATCCGCGAACGAGCCCCACGCTTTTCCTGGCATGGGAAGCCGGCCTGCACACTCTCGTCGGTCGCGACATTGATACCGTCATCATCAATGATTGGACGGAATACAACGAGGCCTACGAGGAACTCGCCAGGCCGGACTCGGCATACCGTTCCGTGTGCGTCGACTCGTTGAGCGAAACGCAAACGGGCGGCCTGCTCAACCTGCTGTCCACCCCAAATCCGAATAGGGTCAACACTGACTCATTGGAGCGCGGCGACTGGGGAGTGATCCTCATCCAGATGCGTCGCTTTGTCCGCGAGTTCAAGACGCTCGGGATGCATGTGTTCATGTCGGCCCTGAGCAAATCCGACACGGACCCGCGCGAGGGGCGGATCATCACGCCAAGCTTCTCCGGCCAGTTCGCCGACGAGGTCATCGGCATGTTCGATGTCGTCGGCTACATGGCGGAGGTCACGGAAGGAGAACACTTCGAGCGACAGCTATTGCTTCACCATCCCAAGTATCGCGTCAAGGCGCGAACCCCGATGGGCATCGTAGCGCCGGATGAGATCGTTGATCCGGACGTGACCAAGCTGCTTGATGCCCTCGGCTATCCGAACGAAGGGGAATAGCAAATGCCGAATATGAAGATGGCACTGGATTTCAGCGACGTCCAGGATTTCGAGGCCATCGACGAAGGTGTCTACGCGATGGTCATTGAAGGCGCGAAGTACACGCCGCCGAAGCCAGGCAAGGAATTCGGCCAGCTCCAGGTGGATTTCACGATCACCGATGGACCACTGGCCAATCAGAAGCGCAGCGACTGGATGAGCTTCAGCCCGAAGGCGAAGTTCATCATGGCCCGCTTCTTCGAGCGGCTCGAGCTGGTCGACCCGGAAACGAAGGCCGGCCCTGGTCTCGAATTTGACGAGGAGACCAGCATCATGCTGGAGCCCGATATCATCGGGATCCCCGTGAGCGTGTTGGTCACGCAGCGGCCGTACAACAACAAGATGACGAATGACTTCGAGGTTCTCGAGCGCCTCGACAGCGAGGGTGAAGCCGAGGCGGCGCCCACACCTGCTCGCGCACCGGCGAGTCGGCCGGCATTCCGGCAGCCGGCCACCACCGGCAAGGCACCTCGGCGGGTGATGAAGTAGCGTGATCTGCGGCAACTGTTCCTGCCCTCTCAAGGGGCGGCCAACCCAGGGCGCAAATCGTGGTGTGCCTGAAGGATTGGCGGTCGTGTGCGAGTCCCCCACCGCGGGGGACTCAGCCGGCCTGGCGCCATATCAAGGGGCGGCCGGAGAAATTCTGCGCAAGACGTTGAGCCTGGCTGGGTTCGACGTCAATTCCATTTACTGGGCGAATGCCGTGGCACGCCTGGTAGATGCCGGCGCGAAACCGTCGATGGATTCGATCCGCGCCTGCCGCGAGCGCCTGCTCACCGAACTCGAGGCGGCTCGCCCAACGCGCGTGCTCGCTCTCGGCGGCCTGGCATGGGCGGCCGTGATGGGGTTCGATAGCTCGTCACCAATTACTCGCGAACGCGGTCGGATGGCCTGGCTCGAACTTCCCTCTGGACGTGTCCCGGTACTTGCGACAATCAATCCAGCCGCATGCCTGGTCGACACGGATTGGTGGCGCGACCTGGCGTACGACGTCTCCAAGCTGGCTACTCAAAAGGAACCGCTTGCTCAGCCGAACCCCGAGGATTACTGGATCCCCCAGACGTTCGCAGGCCTGGCCGAAAATCTTCGAGAGCTGGCGCAATACGCCGCCGTCTCCATAGACCTCGAGACGCAGCCTAGCATTGAAGATCTTATAGCTCTTCGCGAGTCGCCGCGACCGAAGGCCTGGGCCAAGGATCATCCGCAAGCCGGCCTTGATCCGGCTCGCTCACGAATTCTCAGCCTGGGCATCGGTACTCGCGACGGGCCGATCGTCATCGTTGACGACATACTGCTCGCCCAGGAAAACGTGGTCGAACTCCTCGAGGAATTCATCTGGGATCCAGAGCATGTCGTCGTGATGCACAATGCGAAGTTCGACATGAAGTTCCTCGCGGCGCTATTCGGCCGGCATGCCCCGCGCGATGTTCCGATCGCAGACACGATGCTCATGAACTGGTTGCTGGATGAGCGGCCGGTACGATCCATGTTCAAGGCTCACGGATTGAAGGACATCTCGCGCTACTTGTACGACACGCCGAATTATGAATTCGACTGGCCGACGTTCTGGGCGCAGTCCGAGGATGATCGCGACTACGCGGCGCTCAACCGGTACCACGCTACCGACCTTCGCCAGACGGCTCGCCTGTACTGGGATCGCCTGGCCGAACTCGAAGCCGTCGGACTTATGCAAGTCCACGACGAAATTCTCATTCCTGCCACACGTGCGCTCGCACAAGCCGAGTTCAACGGGATCGCCGTGAACCGCGAGTACCTGGCCGAGTATCGTCGTGGCCGCGAACGCCGTCTCACGCGGCGCCTGGCGGGTTTACGGGCTGCCGTGGGCGATCCTGAATTCAACCCACGCTCGGCGCAGCAGGTTGAAGTTCTCGTCTTCGACGAATACGGTTTCGAGGCGATCGAAAGCGCCGGCTACAAGACTTCGCTAGGCAAGGCCGGCGAGTCATTCCTCAAGCGGAACACTCGCCAGGAACTACTCGGCGCGCTGGCGGACAGCCATGCAATTCGCCGGCCACGTGAGGCTCGAGTCCTGCGATCCATCGTAGCCTGGCGCCACGACGAAAAGGCGAAGGCGACGTACGCCGACGGCCTGCTCGCAGCTTCCATCCAGGATGGCCGGATCAGGGCGTCGTTCAATCTCGCCGGCGCATCTACCGGCCGGCTCTCCAGCTCAGAGCCGAACCTCCAGAACATTCCGAAGCGCGGTCCAACGGCCGAGGCGATTCGCCGCGCGTTCGTCGCGCCGCCTGGCATGCTGCTGATGGAAGCGGATTACTCACAGCTCGAGCTTCGCGTCGCGGCTTTGCTATCCCGCGACGAGAGGTTTGCATCCGTCTACCGGGATGGCCGAGACATCCACCGCGAAGTCGCCGCCGTGATGTTCCACAAGCCGGCCGAAGATCTCACGTACATGGAACGCTATCTCGCGAAGGCCGTGGACTTCGGCGCGATTTATGGCCGTGGCGGAAAGGCTATCAGCCTGGGCGCGGAGATGGCCTACTACGAGAAATTCATGGGCGGCACGCGCTGGACGGCGGATGAAGCCCAGGACTTCGTGGATCGATTCCTCAACGGGTTCCCAGATCTACGCGCCTGGCTGACACGCCAGGGCTACGAAGCAATTCGCGATCGAGAGACCAAGACGATCTTCGGTCGCGTTCGCCGTTACCCGTTCATGACACGGCAAGGCGTACTCGAGGTTCGCCGCCAAGCGATGAACACACCGATCCAGTCGGTCGCGTCGGATATCTGCCTGTCTGCGTTCAGCCGGCTTGTCATGCGGCTTGACCCGGATATCGCACGCCCGCTGTTCCCAATTCACGACTCGATCCTATTCGAGGTGGACGCGCACCACATTGAACCGGTCGCTAGAATTGTACGGGAGGAAATGCAAATCAACTTGCCGAGCGTGGTACTCGAAGCGAACCGCGGATTGGATATCCCGTTCACGGTGGACGTCAAGGCCGGGCCGACATGGGCAGACAGCGACCAGCATGATGTGGAGATAACATGACGCGAGATGGAAAGCCGACGGTGATGCGCATCCTGCGTGAGCGGAAAGGTATGACGCAAGAGGAACTTGCGGATTTGCTCAAATGCCGCCAGCCCGCTGTCTCCGCGTGGGAATCGCTTTCGTACCCGCTGTCCGATACGCGCCGGGCATCAATTGCGAAAATCCTCGGAGTGGATCCCGCCTGGCTGCTTCGGCCGTGGGATGAATTCGTACTGGCCGGCAAAGCATGAAGTACCGAATGAGCAACACCGTTGTCGAATTCCTCGACCCGTCCAATATGCGTTTCCACGTTCTCGTGAGTGGCCTGGATGCCGCAGCTCTTCGGACGCGCGGCGATCAAGCCTATGCCACGAGGCGTCCTCCTCCAGGGCCGGGCTATTTCGCCTGGCTTCGGGCGCTTTACCGGCAGCGACTCTACTCCCCCACGGCGCACCACGGGAAGCCAGGAGGCACCGCCACCGGTTTGACCGGTTCCGAGGAATAGAAACGCCCTACCCGCTACTACTCGAGGAATAGCGGCCGGCCTACTCCGGATCGGAACCCTTGCGAATTCGCCAGCCAATGCCCAGCAAAATCGCGGCGATCGCAGCTAGGACCGCACCGCGCTCATCGATGCCCACCGTGCCCGGTGTCAGGATGGCGCCAACGAGTACGAGGCAAATTGCGATGACTGCCCACAGCGCAGCGTCGTGTGCGTTGAGCCTCATGGCCGCGGAGGAAATGGACTCATCGCCAAGTCATACCCTTCTCGCCTGGCCGTGAGCAATTCCTCGTCGGATGCGCCGGCCGTAGGTGGCGGCTGATTTACGATCTCACTGACCGCATCTTTGGCGACGAACACGAGCGTCACCCGGCTCACGCCGTCAGGCCAACCTTGGCCGGTGAAAACCTGGATCGCGTAAGCCTCGCCACGGTATCCCATAATTTGGACGCCGATCGAACCGGTCCCGACCTGGCCGCGCTTGCTGGTCATGCGCCAGTCATTGAAGAACGCCGTTCCACCCGTGACCTTGCCAACCTTGAGGCTTTGTACCTGCTCGTCGAAAATGACGTAGTCGCCTGCCACGGGTTGCAACCTCACAATCGTGGTCGAGTGATTGCCATTGGCCCAGAGTGCTTGCGCAATTTGCGCCCAAGGTACCCAGGCTCCTCGAGCATCTTGATCCCACAACGGATCGAAATAGCCGGCCTGATCGTCAGGCTCGTTCCAACCGTAGAGCGTCGCGCTATGCCCGAAGTCATTTGCCTGCACTCGTAGCCAGGCGGGCAGCAACCGATATTGGAGCGACGCCACTACGGCGAACCCGTTGCGCAAGCGGTCGGGGATGTCGGCGACGGCGATGCTCGCCAGCGTAATTCCAAGAGCATCCTTGGCGCCGGCCCGCAGCTCGGATGCCTTGGACCCA